CGGTAGAACCGGTAACTGCAAGGTAAGGATTCATCATCAATTCGGTTACAGTAACAGCCTGCTCGCCAAGTCCTTGCAAAAGAGGATTAGCAAAATCGCCTATCTTAGAACGAGACAAATAACGGCGAGTACCGCTGCCATAATAAGCATGAGGAACAACAGAAGCGATAACCATAAGAAAGCCATGCTCGGTTGACGTAAATGTATCGAACAAACTATCTTTTCCATAACCATGCGTAGAACCCGCACGAGCGCCAACAGCACCATTAAAAGGATTTCGATTGTATGTTTCACTATCAGCGGAATATGTAGAGTTAGAAACACCTTTCGTATAAAGACCAAATTTTGAAGAACCTAAGAAAAGAGGTCTATCCAACAAAGCGTCAGAAGGTAGAATGCCCCACGTAGCTTTTATCTGATCAGAATAACGCATACCAGCTACATTATTACGCTCCAACCAACGTTGTAAAACATTCGCAGAACGTATTTGCGGTATGGTCAAATTACTTGCTCCGTCAGGTATTGCAATAGAAGCAGGAGACATAGCGGCCTGAGGATAAAACGCCGCGGTTGTATAATAATCTTTTTCCCAACAACGTTGGTGTAAAGAGAAAATCGAGGGAGTTTCGGTGTTAATACTTGTTATAGGCGCGTTCCCATGAAAAATAAGCGTAGAGGACTGTTGCATTTGGAAAAACTGCTCAGGAGTATTTGGGTTTTCCCAATAATGAGGGCCGGTGATACCTATAATATTATAGGTATTAACAACAGAATCCGTTTCCTGCCGAGAAGCATAAGGCAAAAACGAAACACTGAAATTCTCAGTAGATGTAGGCCGTACAAAAAGCGGTGTAATAATATTCGGATTTCGATACCAATCATCATAAATTTTGTGATAGGCCAGAAACGGCAAAATATTGGGAACAAGTAAAAATCCGTCCGAAACTTGCTCGGCATTTTGCGTCGTCTTAAATCCGATATAATCGGCAAGAGAAGAAGCACCCCACATTGGCGAACTTGAATCCTTTTCGACAGAAGCACCGGCCAACTCGTACTGAGCAACCGCAGCGTCATAATTCTCAGCCTTAAAGGTACGAACAACAGAGGGCAAATGGGTAGGTCTGTAAACCTCAGGCGAAAATGGATTATAAACGGGCATCGTCATAAAATCCTGCCAACCAGCCCAGAGGATACGGTTCGGAACAAAAAACGCCTCCAAACGCATATCGATACGACCGTAAAACTCAGTAGCCATAGGCGGCAGTTGAGCCTCACACATGTAGCCAAGTGAATATGTTTCATTCGGCAAAACCTCTTCTACAAGAACGGGTATCAATGTTCCCGTCGTCATAGATAAAACATTTTCAAATGACAAATCCATACCCGAACGATTGGGAATATCGACGGGTTGCTGCTTAAAAATTTTCGATAAGTGCGCCATAATATTTTTATTGGTTAAACATTGAATATCGCAAAAGAAGAACTCATATTCGTTAATCCCAAATGGATATTATCAAATAATGTTAAATAAAGCGTGATTTAACATTATTTAATAATCCTACATTTGTTTTTAACCAATATTAATTCTATAAAGGCGATACAATGAAAAAACCAAAAAAAACATTAATAGGCTAGAAGTGAAGAAACCGACAATTCGTCGTAAACAGCTCGGGCAAGAGGATAGTAGGCGTTCGGCTTGGCTCGTCGTAAACGTAAGCGAGCAAATTCTTCATAAAATTTCTTGTAAAGCGAATCCACCTCACACGGCGACGCATCAACCAAGTCTGAGGCCGACTTTCCAAGTAACTTAGAAAATTTTTCCTCAAAAAGTATTCGTAAGTAACAATCCTTAAATCGAACAAATTTTGACGCAACATCGCGGATATAAGAAGAACAATTAACCGATCGAAAACGGGCAAAGCCTTTAACTTCGTGTCCATATTTTAAAACTTTATTGTTGAAAGATGAAATACGAGAAGATATAACATTTATAACGTACTCGGTGCCGTCATACATATATTTACGCTTCAATTCGAGACGTTTGTATAAAATCTTAACACGCGGCACCAATCGGTCAGAAAAATATCGAGGCAATAAAAGTTGTATAAGTTTCCCATGTTTATTTACAAACCGGTAAAAAAAAACTTGTCATACAAAACCTTAAACTCTTCAAAGTCTTGAACGTTCTCTATCTGCTGGCGCAAATCGGGGTGAAGCTTCATGAGCTTCTCGAAATACGCATTACCAATCCCCTTCGACATTACACGCGGAGGTTTCTGGATATAGCCAGCTTGAACATAGGGTGTTTGTTCATCAAGATGCTTACAAACATACTTTGCCACATACTCGATTGTACTGTCAGTGCTTGCACGGTCGGACAGGTCAACCTCTTTTATGTCAATCGCAGCGTCTTTATAATTGACGTCGGAAAAATGCGAAAGCCAATCATTGTATATCAAATCCTTGACCTGAGCAAAATCCTCATTTAAAAATATCAAACCATGCCAATGTGGCCTGAATGTCAGAGGGCCATACTCGCCCTGAATGAAGTATTTAATATCAAGCGTTTTGTTAAAATGATACTGATATTGACGACGAACACGCTTTAAATGCGCTGAAATATCCGACTTCGAGAAAACAGGAACAAAAACACCGGTATCAACATACTTTTCGGGATTTAAATACCTATTGAACACGTTTTCGTGTGAAAGGTTGTACTGCAAAGACTTCGACGGGTGTTCGTAAAAATACTTTTTCAAAATATTGAAGAAATCGCAGCCGTTGTTTACAAACTTCACGTGCTTGTAAGAAAGAAATGTATTCGGATACTTATATGTAACAAAGAGCATATATTTATGCTGCTTAGCTTCTTCCCTTAAACGCACAAACCAAGAGTTAGTTTGCTGGCGAGAACATTCAACGCAATCACCGCAAGGCCGATATATTAACCGACCTTGCGTATCGCGTCTATTTGTAGGAACAGGATGTAAACACATATTAATCAACTTGTATTTTATGCAAACGCAAAAAATCCGAAATCTGCTCGCGAATACGATAATGCATATCAACAAAATAGTGAATACGGTCTTGTACAGAGACAACACGGTTGGCAAACTCTTTATACAACTCATTAATGGTGGCCGCCATTGCTACCGCATTTTCATAAAAATCTCTGCAAACTTCGGTATGCTGATAATCATCGGGGTTTTCAGAAAGATTATACGGACGAGGATTGCTCTCCAAATAATCACGCGAAAAGAAATCCACAAAAGCGGCCTTATAATGTTGCGGAGAACCAGGAAACGAAAGAAAGACGGAAGGCATCAAACCGTGATTCATAGCATCGAAGCGCGACATTTTTTTAACATAAAGAGCACCCTCGCTACACAAATATACCTCGTAAACACCTTTCTCGTCGAAAGCATCTTCGACAAGAGGATTTATAAATACAAAAATAGAAATGGGAGCAGCAATATAATTAATACGCTCATCATGTAAAGTCGCAAACTGTTTGCGAACCGAGGGAAGAAGATTCTCAATCGATAAACTCGGATTAATTGGTTGTTGTAACATAACTTTATTGTTTTAAGGTTTATGTGTCAAAGATACGAATTAATGTGCACACAAACAAATTAAAAGTGTTAAAAAATCAAAAAATTTTTTCCGCTTGCGGAATTAAAATACTCATTTCGCCAAAGGTTGTTGAGTTACTGTTGTTGTACTACCTCCGGTCATAACACCCTCTGAATCAAAATTCGTCGTAGTTGTTGTACCTGTATAACCTCCGGAACGACCAATATTAGAATACGGAAATACAATGCCCGTAACAGCATTGGCCACATTAACAAGATTGCCAAAAATACAATCAACAATCGAAAGTTTACGATGTGTCTCCATTGAGCGCACCTGTTGTTTGAGATTATTAACTTGCTCACTAGGCCCTCCTGCATCAAGCCATGCATCAACTTGTGCCTCCATTGCCTTGAAATAATCAGAAGAGGAATTATAATGCCGGGCTTGGGTGTCCATAAGACGCTTTTGAAAATCAAGCGTTTCGCGAAGCGTTTCAGCCTGCCAATTGGTAAGAGTTGTTTGCGCGATAGACTGAGCGATTTGAAAGTCTTTCTGTTCTATATCTTTCTTAATCCAAGAAATTTTCTTATCATTTACGGAAATTACAGAATCATTTACCTGCATACGAGACAAAGACTCGTTAATGGACTGACGACGCTCTTCAACCCATACACCGTCTTTAGTCAAACCCATTTGATTTTGAGCAGCACGATAATCGGCGTCTATAGAAGCAATGCGAGCCTGAGCCTCTTTCAACTGGGAATCTATACGCGTATTTTCTTTGAGTTCATTGTAATAATGCTCCTGCGAGCGTTTCAAATGAGCATCACGATACTCATCATAAATACGAGAAACAGAACCTATACCGTCCGTAAACATACCAAGCATCTCCAACAACATTTGACCGCCGGGGAGATTGGAAATACCAGCGCCCATATCACCAACAGAAGCAGAAACAGCAGAAGCGGCACCAGAGGTAGCACCAGAACCGGCGGAAGCGGCAGCACCATTCATCGAAGTAGGACCTTGTGCACCACCAGTCATAGCCAAAGCGGGATTCAAGCCAGCCTGCTCGTACTGTCTAACCATTGCTTGCGGAGACTGATAGTGATTA